GGACGCGTCACCGCCTCGGTGAGCGGCCAGTAGGCGTGCACTCCGCGCCCAGAGTTCACCAACGTCGGGCGGGGCAGATGCAAGTCGGTGCAGAAACTGCGCAGGGCGGTGATGGCAGTGGTCTGGTCTTCGTACCCCGCAGGGCGACCGGTCTTGGGGTTTGGCACAGCCTTGCTGGGGCCGCAGTCGATATCGAGCCACAGCGCCTGCAGGCTATGGACGTTCTCCTTGGTGCGGTTCTCGTCGGTCTTGAACTTCGCTACGCCGAAGAACACGTCGCGGTCTGCGGCGACGTGCTTGGCTATAAGGGCATCGGCTTCTTCCCGTGTCTCGACAAACTTCTGCCGAACCGCACCGTCCTTGATACCGACGATGGCGAACCAGCCATCCGGTGGCTGCACTGCGCTGAGGAGGTCTTTGTCAGTCATGAGCGCCCACATACGCGAGAGGGCCCGCGCATTTACCAGAGAAACAAGGCGTGAGCCTTAACGCAGAGCGGCGAGGTATGCTTCGATAGCGGGGAGAGACCGCCTCTGCGGGGCGTTAACCCCGCAGAACCAGTTGTACAAAGTCTGCCTGCTCACCCCCAGCTGGCGTGCAACTTCGACTACCGGGACATCACGTTCGATGCACAGATGGCCGAGTTGCACGCCGAGACTTCCGGCGTCAGCAGCTGCGTTGCGTGCGCAGAGGCGCAGGCTATACCCCCGGTAGCCGGTTGGGCTAGTCATCATCACCCCACGCCGAGATCGCCGCTTTCAGCTTCGACGCGGTCGGGGTTTCCTCATCGTCTTCGACTTCGACCGCACGCTTGCGCTTGGCCGGGGCGGCGACAACTTCTTCTTCGTCATCCGGCTCCTCGGAGAACACCGGCTTGGCCTTCGCCTTGGGGACTGCGACTTCGGCTTCCGCCTTGGCCTTGCGCCCGGCGCTGTCCGACTCGAACACCGTGATCATGGTGTACTTCACGGCTTCCGGGCGCTCACGCGCTTCGGCGACGAGCTCGATTTCCTCGTCGGTCAGTTCCCGTGTAGGAGAGAACTGCAGTTCCAACGTGTCGGCTTCGTCGTTGTAGGCGACCTTGGTAACGACTTCGTCGAGCGAGAAGCTGTTGGCCGCGAGATACTTGTAGTAGCTCTCGAACGGGTGGACGTTGCCGACACCCTTGCCGAACAGTGACCGGGCCGGGACGTTGAACTGGTAGATATCGCCAGCGGGGTCCCCCGGCACGACGACAGACAGGCGGCGCTGATAGCGGCAGGCGCGGCCCTTACCCTTGGTGCCGGAGCCCACCACGTTTTGCGGGCACAGAGCGCAGGAAGCAGCCTGCTTACCCTTCGCACCGGCATCCGGCACGTCGCCGAGGTTGGACCAGCAGTCGGGGGCAGCGGGCGGCGCGTCGGGGTCGTACTCGTTGGCGTAGAAGACGCGCGACACTTTTTCCAGCGTGTGGACGATGATGATTTCCATCTCGCCCTTGATCGCCTTGCCGACGACTTCGCCGTTGACGATGCGCTTGAACGTGCCGTTGGTGTTCAGCTGGATACGGCGGGTAGTCGTAGCCGAGGCCAGAGACTTGGCGAGCGGGCTGAGCTCGCGCTTGCGGTTCGAGGGGACAGAACCGTTGTTGAAGATCGTGAGTGCACCCATCGGGTTGTACCTCTTATTTCGCCGAAGGACGGCGGACAGAAATGACGAACTTGCGGTCAGCTTGCAAGCCGGGCGGGGTGAGATCGGGTTCGTTCTCCAAGAACTGCTGCATCATGTTGTTGCTGATGCGCTTCTCAAGAAGCCAAGGAGCGTCGTGTTCGTTGATGAACCGGTACATGGACTCCCAATCGCTAGTCCAGTAACGGCTGGTGACCCGCCGGGTAACGGTGCCCGCCGGGGTACGCATGCCGTCAAGGTTTTGCGCTGCGCATACCTCGAGCAGGGCAGAGGAGAGCTCTTCAAGCTGCGCCCTCAAGACGCCGATCTCCTCTTTGTGGGTCTCCTCTTTTTCGTGGATGGTGTCGCGGAGTTCAACGTAGGCAGCGACGATGCTGTCCACGGGTTGGTCTTCACTCATGGGGGTTGCTCCTTCCTCTGAGTGTTGTCGGCTTATTTCTGGACTCTGTCAAGCCTCGTCCACGATGGAGCGGTACAAATCCACGATTTTGTTGTGGTTAAGGATATTCCCCCGGAGCATGGCGTACAGCCGCTCTTCGACGGGACTTCCCTGAATGTGAACAACGCTTCTGGCGTTCTTTTGGCCCGGCCTGTCGATGCGTGCGTTAGCCTGCAGGTAAGTCTCCACACTGGTTACGGGTGCGTACCAGATAACAGTGTCCGCCGCCGTCAAGGTCAAACCGTGGGCGGCTGCTTGCGGCTGCAGTATAAGCACCTTGGGGTCGGAGTTGTTCTGGAAGTCCGAGACGATCTTGCCTCGCTTGTTGACGGACACCCGCCCGTCGATGCACTCGTTGCTGATACCCTTCTGGTCTAGATGCTTCTTGAGCAGGTCGATAGTGTGCGTGAACGGCACGAACACTAGCACCTTGTTCTCGGTTTCGTTGATGGCTTCTTCCACCACCCTGAGCCGGTTCGACACGTCGAACTCGATAACTTCGCGGGTGTCCGAGTAGACCGCACCGCCCGAAATCTGCAGGAGCTTCAGGATGCGAGACGCAGCGTTGACCGCCGACACATGCTCGTTGTCCGCCTCGAACCGTAGCTGCCGGGAAAGAGTGTTGTAGTAGGTACGCTGCTGCGGCGTAAGCGGAGCGTCCCGCTCGACGTGGGTCACCTCCGGCAGGTCCAGACAGTCCTTCTTTTCAAAGCGGATCGCAGGCTGCAGGACTTGGTGCACGAGGGCCTGCGCGTGCGGCTTAGGCGCCCACTTGAACTGGGTCACCTTGTACATAACCTGATCCCGGAAAGAACCGAAGTACCGGGGGGTGTTCTCGGGGTTAACCAGCTTGGCCAGCCCGAAGGCGTCTACGGGAGACTGCGCAGCTGGCGTACCCGTAAGGAGCCACAAGCGCGTCGCGTGTTTTGCGATGTCGTTGAATATCTTCCAGCGGGTAGTTGTGTGCGTCTTAAGGAAGGTAGCCTCGTCGGCCACGATCAAGTCGAACTTACCCGCGATGATCTCGTCCTTGACGACCTGCAGGCCGTCGAAGTTGATGATGACGAACTCTGCCCCGGCTTTGACGATCTTGGCGCGGGCCTTGGCGTCCCCGTGAGCCACGGAGCAGCTACGGTGCATGGCGAACTTGAACAGGTCCTGCTGCCACGCCGACTTCATAATCGACAGAGGGCAGACCACCAGCACCCGCTTAACCTTGCCTAGCTTCATGAGGTAGTCCGCCGCCCAGATAACCGACGCGGTCTTGCCCGTGTTACCGGACGCAAAAACACAGCCGTTGCGGCGGAAGATAAGAAAGGTGCTTGGCACCATGAAGCAGTACTTGAACCCGTCCGTAGAGGGTGCCGGGTAAACGGTGCCCCCGTGGCGGTTGTGTACCAGCAGCCGAGAAAGGTTACGTACCGTAACCACGTACTCAGTAGACTTCCCCTCGCGGGGAAAAGCTGTGACTCGCGCAGTTCGCCCTGTGGCGCAGAACGCATACTGGATGAAGTCTGCGGAACGCTTTACGCAGGCACGGAACATCCCACCGTGTTTAGTGCTGCCGTCCCATAGTAGGGACTCCGCAGCGATAAGTTCAAGCTGCGCGCGGTTAGCGCCCCAATACCACTCGGTGAACTCTTTGTCCCTACGGGGGGCGTTGAACCTGAATATATGAAACCCTTCTGCGCCTTTATACTCGGGCGTGGTCTCGTTATACTCCACCCCCGCAGCGCCTAGGACTTCGCGCATCTGCGCTATCTTTCGCGGACGCTTCAAACGCACTACGCACCAGTTAGTGTTAGCCCCGAAATAGCCGTCTGCAATGACCGCCACTTGTAGCCGTAGCTCTGCATCGGTTAGCGGCAATCCTTCGCCCCCTGCGGCACTGAAAGCCGTGGGTATAGCGCAAGAAACAAAACCTATTGTGGGGGTTCCGGCCTTATAGCCGCCCCCGTACGTGCGGTGTCCTCCGAGGTGCCTGTCGTGCCGTGCCAGTAGTTCGACGGCAGATAGCACTTCACGCTTCGCGGGGCGGTTCTTAGACTCCAGCAAGACCCTGTGCTCCGGGCTCAGGAGTTGATCCAACCCGTACTTGGTCTTTATCCGCACCATATCTGCGCAGGGGAGCTTCACGTATTCCGTGGGTTCAACGAACTCCATCTGCCGTGTCTCGGGGTGGTACTGCGCCACCTTGCCCCCAGCGTAATCCGCCATGCGGACCCAACCAGTAGGGGACAGGTACTCGGTGTCCGAGTCCACACAGCCCGCCTGCGAAAAACAGAACGCCTTGTCGTTAAGCGTGAGGAACGACGACGTTTCCTTCTGGTGCGCAAAGGGTGTGAACTTGCCGGTCCACTTGTAGTCCCGCAGGATGGGAGACGGAGCCTTTGAGCCTAACACTGTTAGGGCTCGCGCCTCGTCCATACCCCAGTGCACAGCGACTTCGTAGTCGCCGTTGCTCTCACTGATGACTTTGCTCTTGGTAATCGCCGACAGGATCGCATCAGGTGTGGGGGTCGTAACCACCAGCACTTTGTTGTCCACTATTTGCACGTAGTACGCCTCGTTTTGTGGGGCCCCCGCCCCGGAAAAAGAACGCTCTC